CCCGCTAGACCAAAGCATGACCGTGTTAATTCCTCGGTATGCCTTGCCAGTTCCTATGCTATAAGGCATGCCTGCGATGCCGTCACTCTTCCACGGTTTCACCCAATCGGTGCCGTGCTCTTCCATCAGTTGTAATATCTTGTCGGTTACTTCTTGGTATGCGTCAAATTTAGCCATCGTTAAACCTCCTCCGGTTCTAGTTCGCTTTCTGGGTATGCGTATTCAGTATTAATCCAGAACAAATCCGCTCCATCTGGGTCTGCGTATTCTGGATCAACTCGCATCAAAGCGCGAGTGTCATCGTTAATATCGTGCGCTATCACTAGGCCAGAAAAGTAATAGCCACTATCTTCAAATATCATTCTAAGGTTTTCCATTGCTTACACTCCCTTGTAAATTTCAACTTCGTAACAGTCTGAGCCTAGATCATCTAGCTCGTTCCAGTAGGTAAAATGCGCCTCGTTTTCCACAATCTGAAAAGTCGGCTCAGTTACTCCTAAGCCTTCCAGTTTAGCGAGCCATCGGTCTAGCACTCGTTCGTCACGATCATCTAGCGGCTCATCGTTTACCAGCGCATGAACTGCCCACGTTGGTAGCACTACAGTATCCCAATATTGCATTTGCTTATCCTCCAGTTGATTCAGTAGAACGCGCTCGGTAGAACGCGCTCAGTTGATGCAACTAGTGTCAATTTGTATTAACCAGTAAGCCTATGCTCCGCTTACCTTCACCATCGATTCGCTCACACAAGAGCGTCCCATCCGGCAGCCCGCGCTATAGCCCACGGTTGCTTGAATCACTGTTGCTGCTATCACTGGCGAGAGGCATCTGTGCGCTTCAGCCGTGGCGGTAGCACCCTGCTACCTAGTGATTCGTTGTTATCCTTAACAACTTGGAGTCCATTATCCTTATATTGTCGAGAAGTACAATAACCTAGACCAATATTTTTTTGAAACTTTGTATCAATTTTGAGTGTCGTATCAGACTGGGTTTCGCCTATATAGAAGGGAGACTTGACGCATAGAAACTACTGTATGGATATACAGCGAATTGCGTGTATTGAACGATCGGCATGCAACCAATACCAAGGCAAGGGGTAACGCTAAAATCGCTCAGAAGGCAAATTTGAGGCCTTCTCGCGCATCGGGCGTTTTTACTGTATGGGTGTACAGTGGTTTGGTGTGATTGGTTGGGTGATGGGTTGAGGGTAATTGGGTGCTACCCTGCCCTTCACTTTCTGGTCTGTGTCTAGCTGCCCTGTGTCAAATCACCCTGCCCGATGTGTCACCCTGCCCCGATGATTGCGTCAGCGCGTACCCAGATAAGCCTCGCGCGCGTGTGCGGTAACTACTCGCGCGTGTGCGCGTATAATAGACGGGGTTCGACCTTGGGACGGGGGGAGGACTGGCTCGCGCGCGTTACATATAGTTGCCCCCCAAATTTGCAGCAGGCCAAATTAGAAAAAAAAGCAAAACACAAATCCTCCACACCCCGCACGAATAGCGCATTTGACTAAATGTTGGCGTAATATAATAAATCATGGTTTAATTGCTTAACTTTTAATCAACCAACAGTTACGAAGATGTAATGGAAGACAACACAAACAACACTACAGAAGACCTGCCCGTAAAGCGTAAGCGTGGTAGACCCCGTAAATCCGAACTGATCCCAGAGAAGCGGGGCAGAGGACGACCCAAGGGTGACCACTCCGCTATGCAGGAGATGAAGCAGAGGTTCTTGGCTAGGAGAGATACGCCTGCCGTAATCAATGCGATATACAAGGCGGCTATGGATGACGATCATAAGAACCAAGCTGCTGCATGGAAGCTGATTATAGATAGGGTCTTGCCTGTCAGTGCATTCGACAAGGATAAGATGGGCGGCAGACCAACGGTTAACATTACTATCTCTGGCGTAACAGATATGCCGAGCATAGAGGGCGAGGTCATTGACCATGAACAGATTGATTGATCTACTGGTTAAGCATGAGGGCTTGCGCACCAAACCATACGAAGACTCTGTTGGTGTCCTAACAATAGGCGTAGGACGCAACCTAGATGACGTAGGCTTATCCCATGACGAAATCTACTATCTTTTGAAGAATGACATCCGCAGATGCGAGGAAGAACTAGATAACTCCTTTAGGTGGTATAAAGACCTCGATCAAGTAAGAAAGGATGCTATGATAAACCTATGCTTCAATCTTGGTATATCAAGGTTGAGGAAGTTCAAACTGGCTTTACGAGCTATGGAAGTACGGGATTACGAGGATGCAGCGGATGAATTTTTAGATTCGCTGTGGGCTACCCAAGTAGGTCAACGAGCTATGGAAGTCACTTATATGATTCGATTTGGAGAATACTATGGACAATAAATCGCGAAGAAATACATCAAATCAACAAATTAAAAAAAATACAGCAATGAAAAAACAAGCTGCTCGTGATGATTTTCAGCAAAAGAAAAAAGAATCTATGCTGCGATCATACAAAAATTTTGTTGATAATCATTTGAAAGATCCAACCAGACAAGCAAAAGTAAAGAAAGATTCTTTGTATAGAATGGCTCTTGAACTTGAAAAAAATAATTCAAAATAAGTAAAGGAATAAAGTTATGCCTCAAGTAGACGGAAAGAAATATCCTTATACTCCTGCGGGAATGGCAGCAGCCAAGAAAGCAAAGAAGAAGGCTAAGAAGAAAAAGTAATGAATCTAAACATAAGTCTCCTTGATTGGCAGAAGGAAGTCTGGAACGACCCAACCCGTTTCAAGGTAGTTGCTGCGGGTCGTAGGACGGGCAAGTCTCGTCTTGCGGCCTACCTTTTGATAGTCAACGCCCTGAAGTCCGATAAGGGTCAGGTGTTTTATGTCGCACCAACCCAAGGCCAAGCACGAGACATTATGTGGAACTTGCTCCTAGAGATAGGACGACCAGTAATAGAAAACTCCCACGTTAACAATATGCAAGTCCGTCTAATCAACGGGACAACTATTAGCTTGAAAGGCGCAGACAGACCTGAGACTATGCGTGGTGTAAGCCTCAAGTTTCTGGTCATGGACGAATACGCAGACATGAAAGCAGACGTTTGGGAACTTATACTCCGACCTGCGTTGACAGACCTGAAAGGAGAGGCTTTGTTTATAGGCACACCAATGGGTAGAAATCATTTCTATGAACTCTACAAACTAGCCAGTTTAGGCGAAGACAAGACCTATAAAGCATGGCACTTCACCAGTTACGACAACGATCTCCTAGAGAAGTCGGAGATAGATGCAGCCAAGAAATCTATGTCCTCCTACGCATTCCGTCAGGAATTCCTAGCCTCTTTTGAAGCTAGAGGCTCTGAGATGTTCAAGGAGGATTGGATAAAGTTTGATGAGGAAGAGCCGACTACTGGTGATTACTATGTAGCCATTGACCTCGCGGGTTTTGAAGAGGTAGGTAAAAAGACCAAAAATAAGAAACTTGACAACACTGCAATCGCTGTGGTAAAAGTCGGCGAATATGGATGGTGGGTTTGTGATATAATAGCCGGACGCTGGGAGTTGAATGAGACTGCCCAGAAGATATTTCAGGTTGTTAGGGATTACGAACCAGTATCAGTAGGGATAGAGAAGGGTATTGCTAGGCAAGCCGTTATGTCCCCGCTGACCGATCTCATGAGGAAATATCAGCGTTTCTTCCGTGTAGAGGAATTAACTCACGGTAACAAGAAGAAGACAGACCGTGTGATGTGGGCATTACAGGGTAGGTTCGAGAATGGCGTTTGTACTCTCAACAAAGGAGAGTGGAACGTACAATTCATGGACGAGATATTTCAATTCCCTGATGCTCTTACACACGATGACATGGTGGACGCACTAGCCTACATAGATCAGTTGGCTACTGTGTCCTACGCTTATGACTTTGAGATTGATGAATACGAAGTCATAGATTCTGTTTCGGGATATTAATATGCTAGAAAGCAACGAAGATAAATTCGGCATAGAAGAGACGCTTGAGTCTTGGGTAATGGAGAAGTGCCGCGAGTGGCGCGACCATTACGAGTCAAACTACGAAAACAAGTTTGACGAATACTACCGTCTCTGGCGCGGGATATTCTCTTCAGAAGACCGTAACAGAGATTCTGAGCGGTCACAGATTATCTCCCCTGCCCTACAGCAAGCCGTAGAGTCTTCGGTTGCAGAAATTGAAGAAGCAACCTTTGGGCGTGGCAAGTTCTTTGATATTAAGGATGATGACCAACAACCACAAGACGTAGCATACCTTCGCGATCAGTTAACAAAAGATTTCAAAAAGAACAAAGTCCGCAAGGCAGTGGGTGAGTGTTTGATTAACGCCGCTGTATACGGAACAGGTATTGCCGAGTTAGTCCTTGAAGAAAGAAAAGATATGCGTCCTGCTTCGCGTCCTACTATGGACGGTCAGCTACAAGAAGTAGGCGTTGAGATGTTTGACAGGACTGTGTGTAAGCTACGCAGCATCCAACCACAGAACTTCTTGATTGATCCAGTTGCTACCAGTGTAGACGAATCTATAGGTGTAGCCATTGATGAGTTTGTTCCAGTTCATCAAGTAGAGCTTTTGCAAGAGAAAGGCGTGTATAAGGACGTACCATTTAATTATGCGTACCCTGACATAGACCTAGATGCAGACCACGAACTTACCACGCAACC